GCGCATTCGCCCCGCTGGTCAGGTCTCCGGGATCCTCGTGCCACTTCACCAGCAGCAGCCTGGCTGCCGCTTTGGCATCCTGCAGGATCGGGTTATCCTGGCTCCAATCCCTGCCCGTGGCGTTGCGAATGTACGCGTCAATCTGGGGCAGCAGGTCCAGCATCTGGATATCATCCGCTTCCACGCGCAGCACATTGGCAGCCTCCATGGGCGTCAATATGTTCACCGTAATAAATAACCACTGGACCAGTTCTTTGCGGCCTGCCACCGAAATCAGCCGCGCCTCCACCACCAGGTTGCCGCTCGCCGTGCGCTCGATCCAGATCGTCGCCGTCGTGGTCGTGTTCGACTGCCCGCTGCCCGTCAGTCCAGTCGGAATGGTCCATTCCACGGATTCAATCGTGTCCCCAGGCCAGATGGTGGACATATCGATCTGGTAATCATATTTTTCGCCGATCCGCAAAACGTAAACAGCATCCATCAGTCATCCATCCTATCCACCGCTCCGGGTATGAAAATGCGGCTGCTGACTGCCGGCGCGGTTGATCTATTGACGGCGTCTAACACCGTCACATCGTTGCGCGCCTGTGGCTTAGTTGTCCGATGTATAGGCGTCTCGAACGGCACCCAGCTCATCAGTGAGCCCACTGCGATAGATACTCCGGCGCTCGATCCGGCCAGTACGCCGGCCCCGGCCATCGTGCCGTCTGCAATGCTCACCCCACCGGCCAGTCCGATCAAAGCACCAGCCCCGGCCAAAGTGCCGTCTGCAATGCTTACGCCAGCCGCCAATCCGCTGATGTACCCATACATCAGCAGGCTGGCAATCGTCGTAGTAATACCTGCCGCCGTTCCGGATAAACTGCTACTGCCTGCCAGGAGAGTGCTCGCAACAGCAACTCCGGCAATCGAGCCTGCTAAAGCACCGCTCCCGGCCAATGTCCCGCTTGCGCTCGACAATCCCGCCGCAGCCCCGATCATCGCCCCGTCGCCGCTGGGAGGAGTAAGCGTCCCGCTTGCAGTTGCCAGGCCTGCCGCTGTCCCAACTAGCACGCCGCTGCCAGACAGCTCACCTGTTGCCGCGCCAACTCCAGCGCCTAAGCCAGTAAATGAGCCCATACCCGTGAGATTGCCTGCGCAAGTCGCAAGCCCTGCGCTTGCCCCTGCCAGAGCGCCTGCGCCGATCAGCGTCGCAATTGGCGACCCTGCCGCCGTGGCAGTCCCCGTCAATGCCCCATCTCCGGTCAGTGCGCCGCTGGTCGAGCTTGTGCCTGCCGCTGATCCGGAGATTGCGCCACCTGCCGCCTCCTCCTTGAACGATGCAACCACCATATACCAGGTGCTATCCGTACCGGCCCAATCAACTGTCTGGGCTCCGGCAGTGGTCTGGATCGCGTAACTGCCGCCGGTAACATCGCCGCCCCAGTCATACCCGTCGATCTTGGTCTCTCCCGCTCCGACTGTAAGCTCATTGTTGGCTTCGCTGAAATAATGGCTTACGATCAGCTCATTATCCACAGTGGGCGTGATACTCAGGGATGGATCGGTGCTTCCCGTTCCCGTGACAACTTGATCCAGCGGGGATGTCTGTGCAACCCCGTCATACCAAGATGCCAGCACATACATGGACAGGTTGGAGCCAGTCCAGGTCAGGACCAGGTTATTATTGCCATTGGTCGGATTGGCAAGATAGTACAGAGCAACGTGATAGACACCATTTGTGGTTGGATATTCGGAGGCCAGAGACATTGCAGTGCCAGCATAGGTTACACTGGAGATGGTCATGGCGTTATCGTAAAAGCATACTGCCACGACCAATAAACCGTTGGTACGCGTTCCTATATCGACTGCAATAGTCTTAGGCGACGACCCAGCAGTCGCATCTTCCAGCGCGCCGACGTAGGAGATCGCCAAAGCTAATCCTCAGTAATATCCAGCGCTCCCGCGGCAAAGCTCGGCGTAATTCCGGCCGAAACCGCCAGCGAAGCGGATAGTGCTCCGCTATACAGCAGCTTTGTCGCGCCGCTGGCTGCCACCCCAACCCCGAAATGCGTGATGGTATTCGTACCGCCGGTACAAGCCGGGAAGTTGATTGCTGCCGCGTTTTCCACCGCGTTATTGGTGACAGTCCAGCCGCCTGATGTGCGCGCCACCGCCACACGTGCGTAGCTTGTATAGGTCGCCTCACTGGATGACTGGTCCCCAGCCTCTCCGGGATCGGCCGTATGCAGGGAAATATACAGGTTGGTCAGTGGACTTGTTCCGGCGTTGTCTGCCAGGTTGGCGATAGCCGTTGCCTGGAAAATCAGCTTAAGTAAATCGTTCTCGAAAGTATTGCCTTTAGACATTCGATAACTCCTTTGTAGAGCTGGGGATAATCGCTTACCCTCAGCTCTACATCATTGACCGATATTTCCCGGCCGGCTTTACCCCAGCAGGATCGCCATGGCTTCCGGCTTCACTGCCTTCACGCCCCACGCCAGACCTACTTCGAAGGCCACCTGGCGGTACTGGCGGTACAACGCCACCTGGAAGCTCAACCCGGTCTGTGGGTCGGTGATCACGGTCACGTCATCCGCTGCATCGCCGCCTTCCGGCATGGCCGGGACGCGGGTCATCAATGCAATCGCCGACCGGCTGAAAGCCAGATTGGCTGCATAGTTACCGCCGATCGCCAGCGGATCATTATTTACCCAGGCCGCCTGGAGGCCGGGATTCGCCAGCACGATATCCACATCCACGCCCGTACCTCCGGTGCCGCCGGTCGCGATCACGTACTTGTTGGCATCCCGCCCGGTCTTGGTGTTGGTCAGGATATCGCCTTCCAGGATGGTCCCGAGCCCGGTATCCACATGGATCGCCTTACTGCCTGCCGCATAGCCTGCGGTCAAATCAACAAGGAAGCCGCTGCCGGTGCCCTTGGTGTGCGTCTTGACCTGCGCAGACTCGCGCACCGCAAAGCCCATCAGGTCCAGCAGCACGCCCCGCCGCAGCAGGTCATCCCCGCCACTGGTGTTTGCCTGCCATAGCTCGGTCAGGGTGCGCAGCGCAGCCCCAGCCGTGGTATTGATCACACATTGCAGATCGCTCAGCGGCGCGCCGTTATCCGCCAGGATCTTGTGCAATTGCGCCATGAAAGCCAGCTTATTCGTGGAGTCAAACGGCGTGGTGCCAGCCGTGCCGTACGCCCGGCTGGCTGAGATATACAGCGCCGCCAGATCGGCTTCCACTTCGTTGACCAGCGTGCGCATGGCCTGGGCAAATTGATCGACCAGGATCTTGTTATACAACCCGCCCAGACTCTTCTGCTCTTCGCCGTTCCAGCCGAAAACGGACGAGCGGCTTTTGCTGATCGTCATCGTGCCGGGGCCGATGGTTTGATCGGTGGGCGTTGGTCCGGTGGTGGCCGGGGTAATATTGCCCGCGGCCGCAGCCGGGGTTACCGGCCAGCTGATGGTCTGGTCTTTCGCCGCCATTTCGCCGGTGGCGTCGAACGTCACTGCCGGGATGAAGCCGGTCAGCTCGCGCAGGACAATATCCATCGCTTCGTAAATGGTCGGTATGAGACCGGTGAGTGTGTTAGACATTGTGAACCTCCTTAATCCTCAAGTCGCCCGCCGGAGCGGATATATTTGGCGCGATCGACGAGCGATAAACGCTCATAGGCTTCGCGTTTGATGACCGCTGGCTGGTTGCTCTCAACCGGGTCTGGGCTGGTTTCAGAAACGGGTACGAAGTTCTTCGCTATATCGTTCGGGCGGTTGGCCGCCTGCATGGCCTCGTACAGGGATACAGCTTCAGCATATTTGCTCTGGGCTTCTGCCAGCGTTGGGCTTAGAGCAAGTGCCTGTGCTTTGCCTTCATCCGTTTCCTCGCGAAAATGCACGTCGATTTCGTTCGCAACGCGCTGCACTTCCGCTTCTGCCGCGATTACGGCGTCGTAATAGGGCTTCAGATCAAGCATCTTCTAACTCCTTTCGTAAGATCAGATCAACTTGTGCGCGTAGGGTTTGTGCCTCGCGTTGCATGTCCTCCGTCAGTAAAGGCTCGCTGGTAGCCAGCGGTTCGCTGGCCGCCTCTACCGGCGCGACATTCATGGTTTGTATCGCCTGCAGGATCGCAGGTGGAACTTTTGCAAAGTTCTGTAAGGCGTTTAGAACCGCCATGTTGCCAATCTTGGAAGCCTTCAATGGATTCGCGACAATCACCTCATCCACAAACCCATACCCAAGCGCTTCCTGGGCAGTCATCCAGGTTTCGGCGCTCATCATTCTGGCTAGCTTATCCGCTGCCAGCTTGGTCTTTCCTTGGTATGTTTCCACAATCCCTTGTTTGACCGATTTCAGCAGCTCGACCACCTTTTTTAGCTCGTCTTCAGAGCCTATTGCGACAGTCCAAGGATCGTGGATCATAAAAAATCCGCTATCTTGCATCTTTACGATGTCGCCAGCCATCGCTACATACGTAGCCGCTGATGCGCACAGGCCGTCGATGCGCGTGGTCACCTTACCCGGGTAATCCATAATCATCGCTCGGATGGCGCTGGCTGCGAACACATCCCCACCACCCGAATGGATTCTTACCGTTACCGGCTTGTTGCCCAGCTTGGCCAGGTCTTCTCGAAATTTCGCTGGCGTTAGATCGTCTTCATACCAGCTATATTCCGAGATATAGCCATAAAATTCGATTTCGGCCTCGCCGCTCTCGGTTTCTTCGGCATCCACAACCCGCCAGAATCGCTCAAACGGTTGAGTTACTCCTTCAAAACAGCGTATTGGTTTACTCATTCGTTCCTCCAATCGGCAAGATATTCCCCGCCATGTAATACTGGTCTCCATCCGGGTAGGCGCTCATATCGTCTTTCTCGCGGGCCTCATTGGGCGTGAGCTGCCCGCTGCGGATCTGGATTTCGTTCTTTTCGGCCCGCGCCTTGCTGTCCATGCGCAGCAGCGCTTCGCGCACAAACCGGAAATACATGCTGCTTTGCTCTTCCCGCGATAGCCAGCGGATTCTCGCCGCTTCTTCCCATGGCACTAAAAAGCTGTCCAGCGTGCCCTGCAGATACTCGATATATTTCTGCTCGTTGGAGTTGTAAGCTTCTTTGCCCCGGTTGAGCATGTGCTCGGATAGCCCGAAGAAGTTGCACACATCCCGGTCCGTGGCGTCGATCGATTCCAGGAACTGCGCATCCTTGAGCTGAATATGGATCGGCTCGAACTTGGTGATCTTATTGTCTATAATCGCCAGGCGGTAAGCGTTTTCGGCGCCCGCCATTTGCTCTTCGTAAGCCATGCGCAGCTTTAGCCGCGCTTCCGCGTTTACCTCGCCTGCCGTTTGCATGTATGCCGCGGGCAGCATGCCCTGGGCATACAGCTTCGATTCCGCTTTATATGCCGCCAGCTGCCTGCCGAAGGTCTCCCGGGCAAAGGTGATCACGCCGCGGCCCATGAATCCGGTCTCATCCGGGTTGATCAGCAGGTGCATGATCTCCACTGCCGGGATATACACCGGCTGCCCGTTGCTGAAGGTATGCCGGTACCACAGGTTCCCGTCCAAATCGAATACCGGGTAGGTCCGGTTGGCTGGCAGGATCAGCAGTTGCCGCGGCCCGACGGGTGGAGTCCAGGTGTAGCTGTTGCCGTAGAACAGCAGCCATTCGATGCTCGCTTTTTTGTATTGGAAAGGCGTCCAGCCCCACAGATTCGGGCTGACCTGCACCAGGTAGGCCATATTGCGCGTGATCGGGTCCGCTGCGACCTGATCCACCCGCCGCCCGTTGCGCTGCATCACCTGCAGGGGCAACTTGGCCACATCGTCCGAGATGATGTTCTTCGCCCGGTACGCCGTGGCGATCGATTGCGCTTTCAGGGGCGTCACCAGCTCGCCGCTTGCCGTCCGGTAGCCCATGCTGGGCGCGTAGTCCGGGCGCGGGCTTTCCGGCGCTTCTTTGATCTTGGTGGTATTCGAGCTCAGCAAACTACTCAGCAGCATTTTTAGCCTTTGCCTTTCCGATCAACACGCCGAAACCGGCCAGCATCAACCCGCCTGTGATCCAGGTGATCGGGATATTCCACATCGCCAGCCCGTACAGGATGCACCCGCAGCCCAGGATCAGCAGCAGATCGTCTCCATAGCGCACTAGAAATCGCTTCATTTTGCCTCCTGGTATGCGCCGAAGAGTCCTACCAGCGGCCCCGACATCACTTTCACCCGCTCCCAACCCGGCAGTAGATTCTTCGCATCCTCGATCCATGGCCGGATGTGGTGCTCCAGCGGCTCGTGGAATTGCGGCTGGTCTTCATATTCGTGGAAATACGCCCGCTCGCCCTGGTACAGGTCCATCCCGTATTCGAGCTGTAGAATCCGGTCCATACCGGTACGTCGAATTCGATATCCGAACTTGGCTCCGGGCTGACCCGGGTAACATCTCCCTGCAACACGATCTCCTGCAGCGCTGGGGGAAGACTTTCAAAATGGTCGTTATAGACCATGAAATCCGGCTTGCATAAATACTGCGCATGATGGTTTACCGCGATCAACAGGCAGCCTTCCGGCAGCCGCTTTAGATCATCCGGCAGGCTGGGACCGCCACCCAGCACCGCCGCCGGTCGTCCGGCATATCGATTCTCGTATTGCGACATCAATGCTTTCATCTCACATGCCCCAATCGTCGCTCAAAATCGCCGCACTTAGGTCAATCGATCCCTGGTAGTAGCGCGCCCTGGCCATGGCATTCACCCAGGCCGCCGTGGTGTCGATTCTCTTGGTCCTTATCACGCTCTTGCCCTTGGTTTCCTTCACGAATTTGATATATCCTTGCCCGTTCTTGGCGATACTGGTATTCCCAAAGCACCAGCGGGCTGCCGGGTTATTTTCGTGCGTCATTCTTCCCAGAACCAGCTTGCCCTGCACCAGGCTGGGCTTTTCTTCTGGCGCCGGTGGCTTACCTTTCAACAAAACCTCGATCAGGTTCATCGGGTCGGTCAGGCTCACGAATGTCTGGGGGATATCCACGCAGGTGATCCCCTGCGCTTCCAGGCGCTGCAAGAGCATGGTCGCCATCGCCCGGTCGGCGTCCACCTCGATCACGTTATACAGTTTCGCCAGCTCCAATATCTTCGCCTCGATCGCCGTATAATCGATCACATTACCTTCCGTGGCCGTGATCCAATTGCCCTTCACCCACTTGTCGTAGTCGATATGATCCCGTTCGACCCGTTCCTGCATGTTCTCCGCCGGGATCCACGCGCACCACATCACCCGCCAATCGGCCTGTGTGCCCTGGGGCGGGAAAACCAGGCATAAGGCGCTCATATCGGTGGTGCTCGAAAGGTCCAGCCCCATGTAGCAATCCCTGCCGATCTGCTCGATTGGATTCCAATCCCCAACCGTCCGATCCCACAGGTCCAGGGGCAGCCAGGTGGTTAATTTCGTCGTGATCCATTGGTTGAGTCGCAGCCAGCGGAAAAGTCGCTCATCGGCTGGATTCACCTTGGCTTTGGCTGCCGCCTCACGCACCGATTCGAGCTGGATTGTCACGCCCAGGCTGGGGTTGGCCTCTACCCAGTGTTCCTCGTTGTAGATATCATCGCCCTCATACCCGTAGATCACCGGGTACCAGGTGGGGTCTTCGATCTCACCCGCCAGGATCTTCGTCGCATACTCATGCTGTTCCCAGCCGATGGATACCCGGTCCGGGTCATCCCCTGCCGTGGTGATCACCCACCAGATTGGCTGGCTGCGCGCATCACCCGCCCCGAAGGTCATAACGTCCCACAGATTCCGGTTGGGCTGGGCGTGGAGCTCGTCGAAGATGCAGCAGCTCAAGTTCAGGCCGTGCTTGGTGTACGCCTCCGCCGATTCCGCCCGGTATATCGATCCAGTCTGCTTATCGATAATCTTCTTCATAGAATCCACGATCTTAGCCCGCTTGCTCAGCGCCGTGGATTGCTCGATCATCCCCACCGCCACGTTAAAGACCAGAGACGCCTGGTCGCGGTCCGCCGCGCAGCCGTAGATCTCGCCGCTTTTCTCGCCATCCGCAAACAGGTGGTACAGAGCCGCCGCAGCTGCAAGTTCCGATTTCCCCTGCTTCTTCGGGATCTCGATATACACATACTTATATTGCCGCGTCATGTCCGGCCGCAGCGTCCCGTACACATCCCGGATAATCCGGTCCTGCCAGGGCAGCAACGCGAACGGCTGCCCGTGAAATTTTCCCTTGGTGTGCTTCAGCATCTCGTAGAAGTGCACCGCCCGGTCCGCCTTTACCGCGCTAAACATGGCTACACTCCCGGCCAGGAGAATAACCAGCAGCAACAAGCAATAACCGGTGTAGCGTCTCATTGATCTCCATTCACGAAATCATCCACATCGTTCAGCAGCCGCTCCATATCGTCCAACGGCTCATCCTGCGCCCTGCGCCTGGCCAGCCTGGCCCGCGCTGTCTGGCTGAATCCCAGCTTATCCGCCAGTGTCAGTGCTATCCGGCTCCAGGCCTGCACGGCTGTTATGTCCTTTGGCTGGCTCAGCGGCGAGAGGCTCTGCACACCTTCTTGGTAACGTGCCATCGCATCCGCGTAGTTTGCCAGCAAGTCCGTGTCGATCGCCTCCAGCAGGTCAAAACCTTTCAGTCGCTTCACCGTATCCCGGAAGATCTTGCGCGCCGGATCGCTCAGCCATGCCGGCGCCCGCATGTAGGTCCGCTTGCCAGGCTCCAGGCCCGCTTCAGCTGCCTGGCGCGCAGTCCGTTCGGCTTTCGTCAGGTGCTTTTTCATATTCTGCGAGTGTTTCAGCGGAGTAGGCATGGTCCCACCTTTTCCGGCGTTGATCGGGGATATTTTTTAGTACGG